AACGCTGCTCGGGCTAAGATGGCGTTAATCATGGTCCCAATCACGCTGGTTGTGATCTGGCCCGACTTGAGCCCGTTACGCTGGTGTCGCACGCCCACGCCAACGCCACCGACCTCCAGAGACAGAGATGGAGTGAGCAGTAGGTGCTCCTCAGCGTGCAGCCAGAATTCCAGGTCTGGCATCAAGTCTGGCCTTACGGACGCGATAGCGTCCGCGAGGACGGCGCGACAGTCCGAGCTTACGTGCTGATCAAACCCTGAGAGGTCGCCCATGAATTTATACCGCCGTCGGCCTACGCGTCCGGGGGATCGTGGATCCAACCGGTACATACCAACGGTACCTATCTGGCCTGCTTTCAGCCACGTATAGAGTCTCCAGTGCCGGAGGTTGAAGGCCTTCATCGCCATGTAAACGATGCGGTTGCGCTGCGCGGCGTTGAGGGAGAGTAGCCACCGTATCCACCGACCCTCGTCGTATTTCCAGAATAAGGTTGGTTTTGCCGTCGGCCCAGAACGACCTCCCAGACCAAACCCAAAGGTAGTAGCCGGGTGGATCCCATTCGCCGTTGCCCATGATGCGCCCTCGTCAAAGGCGCGTCCGAATTCGTCATCCGGATTGCAGAACAGGGAAGCTAGCAGGTGCGCGGGCGGACCAGAGCCGAAGCCAGGCCACCCACCCACTGTATCAGCTGGGGGAGGGCGAGGTTCGAACCCTTTAGTGAGGAGTGCTCGCCCGTTGTCTTCGTACTCCCGCGCTAGCTCGCGGGCGGCGTCCGCGAACCCGCTCAAGTCCGCGGGCGTCATGTCTGACTGCGGAAGGTCCAGATGCCACGTCGTCATGGTGCCGACCTGTAGCGTAAGCTTGCTCCACGATTCATACTCGGCTGAGTAGGCGAGATCCGCGAAGCTGTGCTGCCTCTCGGGATCCAACGGCGGGGGCTCTCCATCCGGGAAAGCCGCCATTTGGCCCGCTTTCCAGCCCTCGATGATGGCGTCGCAGTCCTCTTCGTCACGGCGAACGAGAGAGCGTGGGTTAGATCGCTGGAATTCAGGGTGACGGGGATCCCTTCGTGGGTTCGGAATACTACAGAACCGCCACTGGACGGGAGCTTCCACGTCCTGCGACGGAAACGGTTCCACTGGCTGTCCGTCCTCTGGGGTGACGGCCCGCACCATCGGGCCGTCGACCCTCAGCTGATGCAGAGTCCAGTCTTCAGGTTGGCTGTTAAAGCGCCTCGCCTCAGATAAGACCTCCGTGATGGCCATTCGCTACTCCGCCGCTGTGCCGACTTTGCCGGCAGAGAGCATGTCACAGCGAACGGGGCTGGTCGCGATCGGCGTCCACGTCTCGTCCGGTCCCATCAGGGAGACGATCGCGTTGTAGGCGCGTGCACCTTCGAACGTGCCTGATCCCGACAGCAACACCGCACAACCTCGGTAGCCCGTCGTGCACGAGCGCAGGAGCACGACGTCGCTGACCTCGCGCTCGTGACGGCGCCAGCCCACGATCTTCAGAGCGCTCCTTGCCGCTTTCTCTGCGAGCCAGCGAACGTAGAATCGCGGCACAGGGACGCCGTCCGTCTTCTGGTAGAGGTTGATGTTGTCCTCGAAGTGGTCGGCGCGCACGGAGTCCGGGATGACTTCGAAAGGAACGAACCACAGCTCCTCCCCGGACGAGAGCTTCCCGAGCTTTACCTGCTTTGTCAGATCGAAGAGATCGGAGCCCAGCTCGTTGGCATGATAGTAGTAGCCCGCCGTCGGGCGCACCACGGTACTCATGGCGTCGGGGCGCGTGGTCTTGTCACCCATTTGCGCGGGCGGCGCGGCCACGTGGAGGACGCCGAGATGCGAGAGCGAATCAGCCAGTGCCCTGAGCCCTAGAGACGAAGGAGACCCATAGGTCCACACCGTCTCAGCCAGTCTGCGAACGGTCGTTCTGAGAGCGCGGGCAATCCCTAGCTCGGAGAAATCGCCTTGTCTTTCGTAGTCATCGACTCCCTCTACCACGGGGACAAGACATGTGCCCGCAGGGCCTTCCACAAGTGCCGGCACCCACGGCATGCGCTCCCTGAAATGCGCGAGGTAGTCGACGTACGTCTGCAGCACCCAAGCGGAGAAGCCCTGTTCCCGCATGGTCTCGGGGAGATTCGGAGCCCTCACGTGCATGTCCAGCTCTGTCAGCAGCGGTAAGCCCGCCAGGGGTCGGATCTGCTGTATCGGCATGGTCGGTTCACCGAGCGTCGGCTCCGGTACGGGCGGCACCGCGCGGATACGCGTGGTTGCCGCATCCCCGATGCACCCGATGAGAGCGGCGTGCGCCTGCTCCGCGGCCTCGAGGTGAGCCCACATGGCGCTCGTCCACGCGTCACCTGAATCGCCGCCGATCTCGACTTCGTATAGAACGTCGTTCAGGAGGGCACCGCCACCGATGTGCACGTCCGGACCGGACGCCCCTCCTCGCAGTCCGATAGGCAGATCCTTCATGATCCCCCACGCTCCGAGCAGCGTGGAATCGAAGCCTTGGCGTGTAAACAGCTGCCATCCAGGAGGGTACTTGCCTTCGAGGGGCTTGAGCCGCGAGTCCGCCCATGTGAGGGCCCGCTGGGTCGACTCCGCCGTTCGGCCCGACAACGCCAACTTCACCGGCGGCGAGTCCAGCCACGTGAAGAGGGCGCGCGCCACGCGGAGATGTCCCGCGATTACCCGATCGCTGAGCATGTTGGCAGCGTTGCGCATCGCCTGGACACGACGCGCGGCCGCGCGTGACATGATCTCCTCCGTCAGGATGCCCTCACCCTCGCTCTTCCGAGTAACCGACTCGGCGAGAATCAGTTGGGTGTCGATCCACGCACCCGCCGCTACGAGGAAGAGGTACCGGTGAACGGGCTCCGTACCGTCAGACGTGATCGACGCGTCCAGGACGCGAAGGCCCAGCTCAGCCATCTCCATCTGAGAGTTGGGCTGGATGAGCGAGCCGTCGCCCTCCAGCAGGGTGAACAGTACCGACCGCAGAGCGTCTCCGGACACGGTGGTACCCGCGGGAGTGGCCTCTTGAATCGCTGCGTCAAGGGCGTCCAAGTCCCACATTGACTTAAGAGCCTTAACGAGCGAAATTGCCTGATGCAGCTGCAAGCGGTTCGCCATGGCCAACAGGAAGTGTACCAGGTTCTCGGAGATGACGAGGAACGTGCTGGCTGTCGGTGCGATGAGGGCGTTCGGGTCTTTCTTGTCCTTGCGAAAGATGTCCAGCAGCGCCGCCAGCGTGCGCTCGTAGGCCCCCAGGGGCGATAGTTCCGCCACCGGGCGTACCAGCGCCGTTGCTAAGGCGCGACGGGCGAAGGCGGCGCGGTCCTCCAGAATCGGGCCAAGGTAGATCTGCTCTCCGCCCAGGGAGGCGGCTTTCTCGATGATGCTAGGCATGTTGGGAACCTCCTACTTTGAGTCTCGCTCTTTGAGCTTCGCCGCTGTTGCGTCCCTGAACCACTTCGCCCCCGTGATCTCCGG